AGCGAGCGCAAAAAAATGATAGTTGCGTGTCATAAGTCTTTCACTCCTTGCACTGTCGTCCAGTAACGTTTAATATTTACTAACAGGTCTTTCTTATATGACCTAATGTATTCTGTGCTGATAACTCTATGGCTTTCAGTTATTAAATCATACCGCCAAAGTGGTAAACCTTTTCCATAGAATTGTTTGTATGTGCGCTTGTAAGCGTCTGTCAGTGTAACGCAGTAATTTTTATCAAGAGTAACTTTCTTTACTCTGGTAACAAACAAAGGTAAATCAATTGGTTGCTTGGTCATACGTTGATTGCGATAGGCGCGAGTGCTATATGTTTTCATAGCGACCCCCATAAAAAAACCCCCCACTACCTTGCGGCAGTGAGGGGATTGTTTACTCTAAGAGTAAGAGAAGGTTATTCAGTCTCGCCTTCCTCTTCAATCTCATCGCCCTCGTCTTCGAAGGCTTCAGCGTTGTCACCTTCAACTTGTTCGCCGTTCTCGGCGTCTTGGATTGCCTTCTCACGATCCTTCGCCGCCTTGTCGGCAGCAGCTTGCGCCTTCTTCGCTGCCGCTTCAAGTTTCTTTTGGCGAATTGCTTCAATGTCGGCGTCACGTTGGTTGAGCGCTTCGAGATCATTCTCCGCGATCACTGTGCGCAACGCATCCACAATGTTCGGCAACGCATCGTGCGTGATTGGATCGCGCGCCATATGTGTAGACGTCTCCGCCTTGCCGCGCATAGCACTCTCAACCAAGTTGAGCGCTTGAATAAGAACTGTTGCTCCCGTAGTAACCTTTTCCAACTTGTAGTCGAGCATTAGTTCTTTCATTTGATCGGCAGTGAGAGCAACGCCCTGCTGTTCAGGCTTGCACTGCGCGACCGCAACGGCATACAGCGAAGTATACGTAGACCGATACTTCACATGCGGGCCATACTCCTCAGACTTGACCAACTCTGCGTGCAAGTCTTTGGCGTCATCAAACACACGCAACGCATCGTCTTCATACTTCGTACCAAGGCGAATGAACGCACGCACCTTGCTTAGTTGGGCAGAAGTGGAGTTCTTTTCGGCGCCCGTGACGCCAGTTGACGCTTTCTGGCTGGACTCCATGAAGGCTGTATAGAAGTCTGAAGCGTCCTGAGACTTGCCGGTCGCGGTGATTGTGCCATCAGCACCACCCCGAACAAGCACGCGTGCAAACGAAACGTGCGATCGCTTGCCCGCTCCGTCCTGTTCACCGAACTTTCGCGCCTCGGCAAGCAACGCTTTCTTGTCTTGTGAGCGGTTTGGGGGCACCTGATTTTGCGTTGGCTTGACCGGCGATTGTGCGGCAGGAGTAGGAGTGACTGGAATGCCGCCAGCGTTTACTGGAACTGTCGGTGCGGACGCAATATCGTCGAGCGCTTGTGCGTCGGCATCCTTAAGTTTTAGGGGTCGAATTGCCATTTGGTTTACTCTCCGTGTTGGGTTTGGCGTGATTGCCTGATACCCGTTGCCTATTTTACTCCTGTAGTAAGATTTGTCAATAGGCTAATAGCGGCAGAGTGAGGGTTGCCGCAAATAAATTTGTCTACAGTGTTAACATGTAACATTTTCGGAAAATCAGTAAATGATGTCGCCTTAATCGCCATACAACCTGAGTTTTGATTATTTCGGTTGTACACTTTTAACGATTATGAAACATGTTGTGTTCATTTATGTATTTGTTTTTATTATGTTTTTTGGCAAAAAAAAATAAACATGTTGTGCCCAAAACAGGGTAGGGGTCGGATGCGCTCACGCGTAGCGTATGCGCGTAAGAGCAAGGAAAAATTTTACTATAGGGTATATATATATATAAAATCATATTTAATAAGTATTATTAGAATAAACTTTCTTTTCACTGCCGTTACTTAGGCGCAACTTTAAAAGTAATACTTTATGTAGATTTATCAATGATATCAATGGGTTACGGGGAGGAACTAGTTTGTATGATTGTGTTCATTTTGCTAACCAGAAGAGTATAGCACGATTTCTGTAAATCAGAAATGTTTACGAAAACGATTGCGCTGTTCCTGCCTTGCGGCAGAAAGCATTGGCCGGTCGAGTTGAACTTGTTTTTTGAACGCGATTTGGTTAGCACGCAGGTAGGGTTTTTGTGTTATACATTGGGATTTGAGTTTTTCGTGTTTTGGCGCAAGTGCGCGATTGGCGCTGGATGACATATTAGTGAACCTTTCGTTTGCGTGAGATAAAGAACGAAAAGCCAAATCGCCCGATACGGACGAAATGTAACCCGCCAATTTTTTTGTATTGGAACATTTTTTACTCCTGTAGTAAACAAGTCCAATATATTGGACTTGTCATTGGGGTAATAACGTAAAACAAGCTTGCGGGGATTGCTAGTCCCCGCCAACTCCACAATAGGAAGTTATTAGCTTGTCACGGTTTAGGCATTGAACCGTGAACCGTCTCTTAGAACTTACTCTAAGAGTAACCCTCTTGAATAGCAGGGAGGGCCGCGTACACGCGGGTATCACCTGTGAGGGTATCAGGCACGGACGCAACTGTGCGCCAAGTAGGCCGTAACGCGCGGGCTTCGCCATATCGCCCTTGAACGCGGGTCCGCTGGATTAACGACGGGACACGTCAGACCATGATATCCCACCGACGGGAAAGGCAACTCCCGCAACATTCGACTGCCCGATTACCTCCTTTCATCTTCCTAGCCTATCCACGGGGAGCAACTCCGGGAGTAAGGCTCAGAGCTTTGGACATCCGGCGCCCCATGATGGACAAGGCCAGGGGTAAGCCTGGGCGCGTTTAGGTACTCTGAAAATACCTAAAACCCAAAAATCAACCCAGCCATTCACCATCGTACCCTTTTAGCAAAACTAATATAAAGTGCCACGAAAATCAAGAAAACAATAAAACCACCAAGCGCTATCCATCCCAAGATTACCCACATATCAAACCTCCTTACCTTCCAACACCCCCACTCTTTCCTCCAACCGTCTAAGCACATTCACCAGCGCCTGCACCCTCTCACTCACCCCACTCATCTCTGCCGTCATTTTAACGTGAAAACCCCTAAGCTCCAATCCAATCTCCTTTAATTCCTTCGCCCCCTCCGCTGCCTCCCCAATCTTCTCCCTTAACTCCTTCAATAGCTCCACTGCCGCCTTCTCCCGCTTTTCAAGTTCTTCCAAACGCTGGTCAACGGTCGCGTTCCACACTTCATATTGGAAAGCGATATCACTCAACTCCTTATAATACTTCTTAGCGTCTTCCGCTCTCTTAGCTCTCACTGCCGCATTATCAACCATCTTTCCTACTCCTGTATTAAGCCTTTAGTGCCCGGACTTGATCCGGGTATCAGACACATTTCCTGATAATCAGGAAATGTACTACATGTTAAACACGTTTAATGTTTTTCAGAAAACCTCACTAAAAACGTGATCATTATTAAATACAACCTGTGGTTGCTTGACAGGGGTCAGGTTGTATGCTATACTAATAATCGGGTTATACTGACACGCTGTAAAGATTTATCAAGGATTTATTTTCACCCTTACTACAGGAGTAACAATCATGCACGCGAACACAAGTTTACGAAGTGTGAGCCACCAATGAGACCCCACCAATATATGGGAGTCACCAGGAGTTTTAATTATAAAGCTCCACCCACAATAACACGGTTCATGCAATCAAATTGTTTTGGGCGTCTTCTTTGTGGCCCCGTTGGGTCCGGTAAAACTACGGGTGCATTGGTAGACTTAACCCGAAGAATGAAAGAACAGATGGCAGCGTTTGAAGACCCGATACGTCCCAATAACCCAAGAAGGTTTACCCGTTATGCGATTATACGACAGACACTAAAACAGTTAAAAGACACAGTACTCAAAGACGCTCTATCGCGTTACGCCCTTATCGCTGATTGGCGGGTGTCTGAAAGTACTTTATACTTTAGGGAGGGCGATGTACATAGTGAGTGGTTATTTGTCCCCCTTGACGAACCTGAAGATAAAAAACGACTTCTCTCAACCAATCTCACTGCCGCTTATGTAAACGAGTGTATTGAAATCGACCTTGATCTCCTTAGTGACATTGCAGGACGTTGTGGACGATACCCTAATGAAGAACTTGGTGTGCCAACGTGGAAGGGGATCATCTGTGACACGAACATGCCAGTCGAGCAGTCGCCCTGGGCAAGGTTCATCAAAAAGGGGCTCATAGGCGAAATCCCTGAATGGGAGATATTTCGGCAACCAGGAGGGCGACATGCTGATGCAGAAAACTTAGAGCATCTCGAACAGACACCTGATACGGTGTTACTCCCAGAGTCAGACCCACGGCGTAGAGAGCAAGGAAGGAAATATTATGAACGACTCGTTGCAACAGGAACCACTGATTACGTACGTCGATACGTTGATGCAGAGTTTGGACGCGATCCGGGTGGTTCAGCAGTGTTTGGAGAAAGCTTCAAATATGAGTTCCACGTTAGAGCAAGTCTTGTTCCTGTTGATGACCGAATGCTTATTATCGGGCAAGACTTTGGACGAAATCCTGGGGCAGTCATTACACAGCTTTCTAATCGAGGCCAATTACTCGTACTCAAGGAAGTCCCGTCTACCTCCATTGGACTTAACCAACACATTGAGGAAAGACTTAAGCCCGTTTTGGCAACGCCGCGCTTCGCAGGAAGACGATTCGTCGTCGTAGGCGACCCAGCGGGGATTGCTCGTAGTAGTTTGTTTGAGTTGAACGAGTTTAACCTTTTACACTCAAAAGGTCTACCCGCAGTCCCCGCACCCTCCAACGACATCTATCGCCGTCTTGCCGCTGTAGAGAATTTCTTTTTGGGGAACGTGCGGGGCGAGGGGAAAATACTCATCGACGAAGGTGAGTGCCCTGTACTCGTAGAGGGTCTACATGGAGCCTATCGGTTCCCTCGCAACAAGAATGACGTGGACCGTCCCCTGCCGGAAAAAGATACGCCTTGGTCGCACGTTCAGGACGCGCTGCAATATGCGTGCATGACGGCAGGGAGCACTGAGGCGTATTCGCAAGCTTACTCCCAGACCAAGCGGGCGCGTGACATCAAACCCCGCCGTGCTCGCTTTGACTCTAGAGCGTGGACTTAACACGTTAACCCCTTCGGGGCCAATGGCGCGCGCAAAGCGCTGCACCCACTAAGAAAGAAAGATCATGAAAGTAACAATTGAAGAAACACCAAAGAGCGCACAGGAGCTACAATGGGTGCGTAGGAGCAAACATAATCTTTTCGCACGAAGTGTTGATGGTGTACGCAAGTATCATATTATTGGTGAAGAGGATAGACATGGGATAATAGGTTGGCGGCTAGCTTGGCGTGAAAAACAAGGCGAACCAACTAAAGATAGTGCTGGTACGTTTATGAACCAATGGGAGGTACAAGAAATTGCACAACTCATTGAGAATGAACACGAAATAAACGAAGAAGAACTCGTTCAGATAGCGGCAGGGAATGCGGTTACTATTGGGGGTAACACTTGGAGATACTACGGGGTCCATGATAACAAGCGACTATGGATCGCCGTGGCACCTGATGAGCAAAGCGCCTACGTGGCCACATGTGACTATGATGATCCAAAGAGGCGATGGGTTGTAACAAAGCGTACTTGGACAACATCTCTTAAAGAAGATGGTATGCAGACCCTTGTAATAAATCGTGTTGGCACCTACAAAGACTTACAAACAGCCAAGCGTTCAGCGGGTGCTCTAACTCCCCCTTCTAATACTCAAAGTTCCTCAAACTCGTCATTAACGAAGACCGAAGACACTTCACCAAAAATATTACCCTCAGAGTAAAGTTCACCTTCGATCATGGGAGCGCCAATAGAAATATTATCTTGAGCGCCATCAGAGTATGTAATGTTCAAATTAAAAACATTACCCATTGACCCGCCACCTAGTGATCCCGCTGCTGGTTCCAGTGCGCCTAGCCCGGCTATTCTGGCTAACTCAGCTAAGGCTCTAACTTTCGCGCTAAGAGGCGCGTCGCTACTGTCTCTTGCCGCTCTAAAAATATGTATCATTAATTCTTCAACTATTGCTGCTGCATTTGCTTTAACGCGTTTGGGGGTGTTATCTGCCCCCCTCCACTCAACTTTGCGCGCCGTCAGTGCCGCGTTAAAGCTAGGTATTGTTTTAAGGTAATCATATTCTTCTTGAGTTACTCCCGTGAGTTTTAATATTTCATCCTCTTCAAGGATATCTTTCGCCAATTCGTTGATCAGATTACGTATTTTTATTTCACTGAGGGTCATAAAAATACCTTATTTCTGCCACATTTCTGCCTTATTTTCGCCACAATTATCCCGCACAATTGTGTCGATTTTAAGGCGGATTTGCTCTCCACCCTAAAATAAATGGGGACCACCCATGTAGTTACTCCCATGAGTGGTCCCCGCTTCTTTACTCGATAGATATCGAGCGCTACCTCAAAGACGCTACTCGAATAGCATGTTGCGTTTACGCAAACATGCTAAACGCAAAAAAGATACTCCAAGAGTAAAGAATGATCTGGTGCCAACTGGGGTCTTAAGGGTCGTCGGCGGGGCCGATACAACCCAGCAAGTACAGCGAGAGAACGCTGTCCGGGCTCAGAGCCAACTTCCCCCTTCTTCAGAGCTTACTGGGTTAGCAGGTTTTATTACTGACCAGTTTATCTTGATGCGTCGGCACAGGGACAACACCTCTGCCGGTTGGTCGCACAGATTGTTGATGGCGCTTCGCGCCTTTAATGGTGTATATGAGAACGACGTAATTGAGCAAATCAAAAAGTTTGGTGGGAGCCAAGTTTACGCTCGCATAATCGCAATGAAAGCGCGAGGGACAACTTCCCTTTTGAGAGATGTTTATTTGGGGGCTGAACGTCCCTGGGGGTTAGAGCCTTCGCCTGATCCCCAGGTTCCACCCGAGATAATGAGCGCGATCCAGCAACTCGTTAAAAGCGAAATACAAGGCGCGGTAAAAGCCCATCAAGATGCGACACAGCTACAGAACGCGCATCTTCAGGGCCTTGCAGCAATGCATGAGCAAAATGCAAACCAACCAGCAGTAGCCCATGCGCAAGCGCCCCAAGCTCCACCGCCTCCCCAACCCCTACCTGATGCAAACGCGATACGCGATAGATTCACCGAACTTGAAACTGCTGCGCGAGATGCAGCAAAGCGTAACGCTGCTAAGAAAGCAAAAATTGCAGAAGATAAGATACAGGAGATACTTGCTCAAGGTGGCTTCTATACTGCTTTTGCTGAATTCCTCGTTGATTTACCTATATTTCCTTATGCGGTAATCAAAGGTCCGGTAGTTCGCATCAAGACCAGTGTTGACTGGCAGCGCGACCCGGTTACTCTTAAGAGTACTGCACAAACGACCCAAAAACCAATTTTATGTTGGGAGCGTGTCAGCCCCTTTGATATTTACTGGACACCTGGGGTTGCTAGCGTCGAAGACGCAAACGTAATAGAACGATCACGACTCACCCGGAAAGAACTCAATGACCTCCTCGACCTGCCGGGTTATGATCAAGCAGCAGTACGGGCTGTCTTGGACGACTATGGACGTGGTGGACTGGTTGACAACTGGGATCAAACCGATGCCGAGCGGGCCATTTTGGAGTCGCGAGAAAATCCCAGGTTTAATCAGAGTGGACTTATTGCATGTCTCCAATTTAGTGGTTGGGCACAAGGTAAAAGTTTGCTTGACGCAGGTTTGCCTCCAGCGATGATTAGCGATGCGACGCGTGATTATTTCATTGAAGCTTGGCTGATAGGGCGCTATGTTATCAAAGTTCAACTTTCCCCGTCGCCGAGGAAACGTCATCAATATTACGTTACCTCTTTTGAAAAAGTTCCGGGCACTGTCGTTGGGAACGGACTCCCAGACTTACTCGCTGATATTAGTACCGTGGCGAATGCCACTTTACGAGCACTTGTTAATAATCTTAGTATTGCAAGCGGACCTCAAGTTGTCGTCAGTGACGACCGACTCGCAGACGGGGAGGATGGTGAAGACTTATATCCATGGAAACGTTGGCATGTCAAGTCTGATCCATTTGGTAATAACACTCAGGCGGCGATCACGTTCTGGCAACCCCAGGCTAACTCACAAGAGTTAATGAGCGTTTACACGGCTTTTAGTACATTGGCTGACGAGATGTCGGCGATCCCAAAATTTGTGCAAGGTATGCCAGGGGCAGGGCCGACCGGTCGCACAGCTTCTGGGTTGGCGATGTTGATGCAGAACGCCGCGAAGATTCTTCAAACGGTAGCGTCGAACATAGACCGAGACGTAGTTGAGGGCTTACTAACAAACCTTTTAGATATGATTATGCTTACTGATACTTCGGGGTTACTTGATGGGCAAGAGGAAGTTAGAATATTGGGTGTCAACGTTGCGATGGCGAAAGAGGCCCAAATTCAGCGCGAGCTTGAGTTTCTGCAAATCACCGCCAACCCGATTGATATGCAAATCATCGGACCCAAAGGTCGTGCCATTGTTCTTAAACAGGTCGCCGATCATCTCAACATTCCCGGTGCTGATATTGTTCCGTCCGAAGAAGAGCTTGACGATCAGCAGAAGATGCAACAAGCGGCAGCGGCGGGTGCAGCACAGGGGCAACAGGCTTCTGGAAATACCCAACTCGCTGGACAACACGCCCAAAACGCCAGACAAGCTCAGGGACAACAAGCACCCCGACCCGCTCAAGGCGGTCCACAGCTAAACACACAACACCCAGCAGCGGCAGGGCCGCCAGCGGGTACGGGTCCAAACGTTCAAGGCATGACTACGCCTCAAGCTAGTCCAGGAGAGTAGGAGCGATTATAATGGCTACCAGTGAAGAACTTCGTATGGAGAGTGAGCGTGTAGAGGCACAAGCGAAACAAACGCTGACCGATATGAAAGCAAGATTGGAATCTCTTGCTACAGAAGTGGAAACACTTTTGCAAGCGTTTACGGCTTGGGAAGAAAACTATACTAGAGATCAGGAGAGACGAGCCCAAGAAAGACATCCCCAACACCCCGATACAAAACCCAGAAGGTAGGGGGAAAAATTTTTTACTATAGGAGTAACTTTGATGCCAAAGCGAACTGGGATGTTAGGGGCAGGATCAAGGGCGATGGGGGGTGGGGGTAAGAAGCCCAACATCCCCAGGACCACGATGATGGGCACGCCTCCTGCCCCTGGTAGTCCCGGTGGTATGCCAACTGGTCCAGGTGCAATGGGTAGGAGGGCTGCACCCGGTGCTGGCATGGCTCCTGGCGGTGCCAGTGGGATTGGGGGGTTTAAAAAGGGCGGCCATGTGGGGAAAGAGAAAAAAGAAGAAATGCGGGAGAAAAAAGACCGCCGCCACGAAAAGAAATAGGAGAGCTAAATGGCAAAGGTTGCTGGCCGCACGACACACGGCATGAAAGGGAAAGAGTGGCCCGCTGAGAAGGGCATGACTGTCCATGCCAGCGGACACCGTGGCAAGGTGAAGGGTGGCGGCCTTGACCCTATTTCGTCCAAGACTTCCAACGCAAAGGGTCGAGTCCCAATGCACAAGAAGGCGACTTAAGTGGCAAAAGCGGTGCCTGGGGTTACAACGCAAAACCTTAAAACCAAAGCACCGCACAAGCACGACCCGCTTCCGACAGTTCCAAAGAAAGTTCCCAAACTGAGCAAGGTGAAAACGAAATGGCCAAAGTCATAAAGAAGTCTGAAGACCCTGGGTTTTTTGCCCATGGGGGTAAGACGAAAATGTTTGGCAAGGGCTCTGCTGGTCCGGCCAAAGCAGCGATCTCTGGTAAGGAGAGTAATGACCTTGGCGGCGGTGAATGGGCCAAGGGTGGTTCCCAACATATGTTTGGGAAGGGCTCGGCTGGCCAGAAAACTCCCGGAGTAAGCGGGAAGGAATCTCAGGTAGGATAACGCTCATGTCCATAACCTACGTCGATATTGACTATAGTGGACGGGTTGCTGCAATCATCGCCGTAGGTACAGCGCTGGGTGCTCCTACCAATCTCCTGCCTGCTCCATGGGCGTCACCGGGAGAGTTTCTGTGCCTCCAATACATAAACAACCTTCGGGTGTTTATGGGAGAAGCCCCGCTCACCAATCTCGACTATACCGGGTTTCAGGCTGCGCTGAATGCGCTTTCAGCTATGGCACCTGCACCACCTGCTACGCCAGTAGTGACACCTGGACAAACTTTCAACATCACTCTGCCGGTAGCAACGAACCAGATTATTGGTTCGGTAGCCGCTAGTAACAGTCCAACAGCTTTTGCCATCAATCCCCCTAATACTTTTTTCGCCATTAGCAATGCTGGACAGCTTACGGTGACGGCGTTGGGTGCGGCAGGGATTGCGGCGGGAATGACGAACATAATGGTCGAAGCTACCAATGCAGGTGGCACCAGTCCAGCGGTGAATGTGGGTATATCTGCTGCTTGAACATAATACTATGAGAGTAAAGTGGTGGTTGCGCATACAAATATACCCTACCAGTTCGATGTCACGAACACGACCAACGTCGTGAATATACTTGTGGAAAAGATCATCGAATTGGCTACGGACAACGGCCTCATCCTGCCGGATGAAGTACGGCCTTTTACGCGTGTTGACTTGGCTGAAGTCGCCGATGCCATGCGGAAAGTTGCCGACTGGCAAACACTTGTTGTGAACAGGTTAGGGTTGTCACCTCGATTAATTCCAAGAGTTTACGAACAATGCGATTATGGTTCGATTATTTCATATGCAGGGTACTATGGTGATAAAATGAACGCGATTATTGATGAACTCCAAACACAGGACTCGTCAATAGCTTATGACGTACCAAAAGAGAAGGTTTACTAAAATGGATCGAATTAAAAAGGGTGATTCGAAGCCACGATGGTACGACAAACCGGAAGATGATTTCGATAAACATGAATGCCCGGACAGCGGTGGATGTTACCAAGAGCTTTCTACATTGGGGGCATTCGCTGAATGTGTTGATGGATCGCGTGACAAGCGTCTCCATGAACGCGACTACTGCAAGGAGTCACTCAAGAACAATCGAGAGGATGAAGGTTTGGTAATTAAACCCGACACCAGTGGACCGCCGTTCACGAATGTCTCTCGTCCCCATCGGGTAATGTAACTTGCACGCGACAGAAGGTTTTTTAATTAAAGAAGCGTACACTCTATCAAAGTTGAACGTGGAACAATGGCAAAAGTTTTTAACCGCATTAGACCTTTATACTCGACACCGGATAGAGCGTGGGGTCAGTGCTCCAACTTCGGAGTTGCATGTTACAGTCGGTATGGCTAGACAAGCATTAGAGTTTATTTCGCTGATGCGTGGGTTAGATGAGGCGTACGAGAAAATAAGAAAGCAAAATGGCTGACAACGTTCAAACAAAACCGACAAAAACTCCTGACCCTGGCGTTAGGCTGCCAGAAGCCGTTATGCGGGCAGCGGCACGGGCGAACGAATTAGCTGAACAGCAACGTGTTAACACACAAAGTCAGCCTCAATCTAATGTTCAAATGTCATTCGCTGACGTGAACTCTCCTACACCCCCTGTCGCTGAACGCCCACAGACCAACCCTTTACTAGCGACAAGACAACCGGCTCCTGCTCCTACTCCCCAACCTACCCCTCAACCTACTCCCCAGAGTAACGGGCAAGCCAAACAATATTCTGAAGATGAATTCCGAGCAATGGTCGGGCGTTACGAGAAATCACAGAAAGAAAACCAAAACCTTGTTAGTCGCGTCAATGAAATGCAGCGACTACTTGCAACTGTTCAATCGCCTCCCAACAATCAAGTTGGTCGAGGCGACGTAACATTTAATACACCCATTGCACCACGAAAGTATATCACTCCCCAAGACGAGAAAGAATGGAGTGTTGAGTTAATCGATATGGCTCGCCGTGCCGCTAAAGAAGTGGCAGAACAAGAATTGGCACCTGTGCGCAACGAGATTGGCGCGGTTCGTCAATCATTGGGTAATGTTCAGAGTCATGTTGCGTTGGATGCACGCGGACAAGTCTATCAGCGGCTTGAGAGTGAATTTGGTGCTGATTGGGATGCTACGATAAATCGTGATCCTGAGTTTTTAAATTGGTTGGGTCAGATTGACCCTATGACTGGGCTTCAGCGAAAGAATATCTTGCAACATGCTTTCGAACAAGGAGAAGCGTCTCGCGTAGTAGCAACGTTTAAGAGGTATCAGGCGGAACAGTTGGCGGCTTCGAGTCCCGTACAGACTGGAAGATCATCGCCGGGCAACGGGGCAGAAAGCCCTGAGAGTGGTACACAATTCGCGAATGTGGCCCACTCTCGGAGTAATCCTGCAACCACCCCGGCGGTCGATCTTGCAAGTCTTGCGGCACCAGGCCGAGCGCGTCCGGGGCAGACACAAGCTCCCCCCGATAAGCCTATAATAACGGGTGCGGAGATTGCGCAATTCTACTCGGACGTCACTAAGGGTAAATACAAGGGCCATGAAGAACTTCAAGCCCAAGTAGAAGCCCAAATCAGTGAAGCATCGAGAGAAGGACGCATTCGCCGCTAAGTTTAATCGTGGTTCACACTTCCTAAAGTTGTGTGAATTACTTGGCTTAACGGAGAAGAACTATGGCTCTCGGTCTTGCTAGTGGCGCAACACAACCGCCACTTTATCCTGCTGGTTCGATTAATCCCGACTATGTAGCTGCTGGTTTTGTTCCTGAAATTTGGTCCGGCAAGCTCATTGAAAAGTTCTACGCCGCCACGGTTTTAGCGGCGATCACAAATACCGACTACGAAGGCGAGATCAAATCTTACGGCGACCGTGTTCGTATTCGTACCAAACCAACTATCACCATCAATGATTACCTGATTGGCGGTGATTTGACGCTTCAGCGTCCTGTTGGTGGTCAGACGGAACTCACCATCGATCAAGGCAAGTATTTCGCGACCATCCTTGACGATGTGATCGAGAAACAATCCGACATCAACAATCTCTCGTTGTGGGCGGACGACGCGTCTGAACAAATGAAAATCGCGGTCGATACTGACGTGCTCAACTGGATGCACTCGGGTAACGCCGGTGGCACTCCATGGGCAGATTCGAACAATCGTGGTATCGCTGCTGGTATTATTTCCGGCAACATTAATCTGGGAGTAACCGGCACGCCTGTTGGCACCGTCGGTCGCAACCCGGCAGTTGGTCAAGTCGAGATGATCGACTTGTTGTTGAGGCTGGGGCAAGCACTTGACGAGCAAAATATCCCTGAAACTGGGCGCTGGGTTGTTATGCCCACCTGGGCTGCGTTCCAGATCAAACGTTCAGAATTGCGTGAAGTGTTCTTGTCAGGTGATCAGATCAGTATTCTTCGCAATGGCCGGTTTGGTCAGGTGGATCGTTTTACGATCTATTCGTCTAACCTTCTTCCTAGCGGCCCTGCTGGTTCTGCTGGACTGGCTCCTACAGAGTGGGTGATCTACGCCGGTCATGCCCACGGCTTAACGTTTGCATCACAACTCACAAACGTGGAGACACTTCGTTCTGAACGTACGTTCGGTCAAATCTTGCGTGGACTGCAAGTTTACGGCAGAATGGGCCTTCCTGCCCCTCCCCTGGGGGTTGTTGCGCTTGCCGAAGCAATCGTGGTTCAAGCAGGTCCGTAAGCCTCCCATACGGATACCTTGGGTGGGGGCAGTCCCCCACCTACTCTTAGAGTAAAATAAAACAAGTAAGGTAGACATGACACAGTACTTTCAAGTCAGTGATTACCTAGCAAATACTAGGTCATTTTTGCAGGACTTGATTGGGCCTCCCTATCGGTATGCAGACGCCGACATCGTGTTTGCTCTTAATACCGCAGTGGCAGAAATTTCACGTTTACGCCCAGATTTGTTCTTAGAATATAAATATCAACACCCACTTCCTCGAAAATCATATCCTGACGACTTGGTGCCAGGGTTGTTTACAAGTACGAGAACCACAGATGTGGTGCCGATCCCTCGTACTTATTATCAACCTACAATTTGGTATATGGCTGGCTTATTGCAGGCTTGGGACGTAGACGACACGCAAGACGTGAGGGCGCAGATGTTCTCGCAGAAGTTCGTTGGGGCTTTAACGAGTTTGGTGGCGTAATTGGCAACTGCGACACAAATTCGTATCATTGACGCAACCAGGATAACATGTCCCGGTGCGCTCGATGGTATGATTAACATGTGTTTGTTTGACGCCATTAAAGAGTTCTTCGCTAGAAGTAACTCTTGGCTGTTTGAAACAGTCGTGGGGATTGTTCCCGAGAGTAACGATTACATGCTTGATACGTGTCAAAATGTGGTCGTCAACCGATTGATGAATGTAGCGCAGCCACGAACAGCCCCCCCTCTGCCGCCTCGTTACCTGCCAATGGACCCCCCGCAGTTTCTGGCGATATGGACTGAAGGTGAAGGGAAAGACGAAACAATAAACCCATTGTTTAGTGTACCGCGTGACGCGGTGTTATTAAATGCTGGCACTAAATGCCCTATTATGCGTATACGTTGGAACCCTCAAGCGCCAATGTTTTGGGTGGTAACGTTAGCGTTGAACGTTGCTGATCCAGTAGACAAAGAGGGTTTACCCATAGTTCCTGATTGGATACTTGATAAGTATTACGACTACATAAAATCTGGCGTTATCTCCCGGTTACAACAGCAACCCGGTAAAGCATATTCTTCACAACAGGGTGCATCATTTCATGGGCGCAAATTCAACGAGGGAATAGGACTTGCTCGTACTGAGATACGGGCAATGTTTACGTACGGTGGGCAACGATGGGCCTTCCCGCAGGGCTGGAACTATAGGAGGCCATACGTTCCATGAACTTCCCTTTTAACTTTAGAAATCAAGCATATTTTTATGCACAGGGGTCCGGTGGACCTCTTGGTTCGTTTAGTAAATCTATGGCAGCAAAATCTACTATCGCGATTGACTATACAAGTATTTCTGGTTTTACAATGACGAACCAATCGTTTCTATTGGATATGCAAACGCAGCCACCGTTGATTATAAGTCAACCTGTTTTGGCTGGTCAAAGCAACATACTTAGTTTTGTACTAAGTGGTGGGTTTGGTGGAGTTGAGTATGGTTTATCAATTCACGCTCTTTCGAGTGTAGGGGGAACACTCCGTTCTGATACTTTAAAAGTGTGTATTGAAGCTCCTTATAATCAACACTGTGGTTGCTCTAGTTGTGGGCATGACCCTTGTGATTGCTGTGATACCATATTAGACCTTAAAGCACAAGTTGCTGTTTTACGACCTAATATGAATACTTTCGGGAGTAACTTTGTACAGTTTTACGTGGCTCCGATAGCACCACAGAACCCTAATTTACTTGATATGTGGTACAATACAACGAATGGACTTTTTTACGATTACGTATCTAACGGCGTAACAAACTCATGGCAACTTCAGGGTGGTGCTAGTAGTGGTATATTTAATGTACCCGTGACAATTAATAACTCTTTAACAGTGACTGGTCCGGTTAATTTAAACTTGGATTGTGGGGTATATCCATGAAGTCGTTCAGTGCACCAGTTAATTTCAGCAACGCGGCTCAGTTTTATCCTGACAGCACAGGAAAAATTGGCACGTTCTTGAAGTCACCGGCAGCGCAAACGTTGATGACATTAGATTACTCTCATAATCTTGCTACCGGAGTAACAGTTACTAAAGTTGCTTATATTCTCGATGTTCAATCGACCCCGTTGTTGATTATAAGTAATTCTGTTACCACGGCTCAAATGTTAACGTTTATTTTGAGTGGTGGGTGGGCAGGACTTACTTATGATCTAACAATACAAGCAACTTTGTCTACTGGTGGGGTTCGTACCGATGTTCTCACGATTGAGATAGTGGGAGATGATTGCATGAAATATGATCCCTGCTGTCTTCCAATGGGGAAACCCTTGAGTGCGCCCTCGCGTATCCCCAAGACGTTTCAACAGGCTGCTATGTCCAGCGATTGCAGCGTGTACAAGTCATCTTGTATCAGTTACTACATATGTGCCAGTGCGCCGGTTAACCCTAACGTAATGGACCAGTGGTATAACACAATCAATCACGGTATTTACGAATATTTAACTGATGGTGTTAATTTCTGGTGGCAACCGTTCTTCGTGAACGTGAAATATGCAGTTGCATCGTTGTACTATCAAGCAAGGGCTGGTCAAACAGTGTTTAGTACTTTGGCACCAGACATGCTTGGTAATTCTGGGGTAATCAACCCAACAGATTTCGTACAAGCATATGTGAATGGTGTGCGATTGGTTCCAACAACTGATTTTACGTTTGCTGGGCCTTCAACTGTGACATTGTTGCGACCTATACCGGCCACTGATATTGTGATGATTGATATTCTTGCCCCAACTGTAATCACGCCCCCAATACCTCCAAGCGGCGGTGGTGGCAATACTCAAATAGTTATTAGCGATACTGCGCCTGCAAATCCAACCACCGGTATGTTGTGGTTTGATAGTGTGGGTGGTAATCTTTACATTTGGTATACTGACCCTAACGGATCGCAATGGGTGGTTGTAGTTAACGCTGGTGGCGGTGGTGGTAGCGGTGGTGGTAGTACGCCTGCTGGTATAGTAATTGGTGACACTGCTCCAACAAGTCCAACAGTCGGTATGTTGTGGTTTGACAGTGTTGGTTGCCAACTTTATACCTGGTATTTTGATGGTAACACGTCGCAGTGGGTAGTGGTGGTCAACGAATAACTCTTGGAGTAATCTCTTGAGCAAGGCTTTTGACACTGCCCTATTCGTCCCCGAGCCCGAGCCCGATGTTGGGCAGTCGGCGGGTGTGCAGGTTGTTGGACCGCCATTCGATACCAATTGGTACTATTATGCGATAGCATCAGGCCCAGGCATTATGATCAATGCTGATGTGCCTGCTGCTACGGCTCCTGAACAAACAATCGTGTCCGGTCCTGCACCGGAATTTGCTTGGACGTCGAAAGCGCCCTATTACCTCGGTGGTCTACCTACACAACCAATTTATAACCCGGCAGCGCCTTCTCCTGCCGGAACGATGTATTTTAATACTTCAGATCACACACCTTACGTCTTATCGTATCAACCACTCACCAATGTGCCAATCTGGACCCCTCTGCCGGTAGCAACCCGCAACATGCTGACTATTGCAGCGAGTTTGCCTGCTGCTACACAGCAGGGGCAGATGCTGGTTGCTGGTGGTATACCCAATGGTGGGGTGTATCCATGGACAGCATCAATTGGTATGTTTTTGGGGGCGCACCCTATACCGCCGACCCAAGTTCCGGGGTCTGGGTCAATACCTGTTGGTTCGTTGTATTATAACACTTCAAATAATACTTTGTATGTATGGAATGGGTCAAGCTGGCAAACAATCACGACGCCAACAAAGGCGGCAACAGCTAGTTTATATTATCAGGGCGCGTTAAACCAAATGGTTTATCCGTTGACAACACCGGATTTATTTGGTAATTCGCATACTCTTGATCCAGTTGAGGCTGTTGAAGTCTATTTGAACGGTGTACGATTGACACCGGAAGGTGGATCTATACCGGGAGATTATTTGGTTACTGTTGCTACGTCATTGATTACTCTGGCAACAATTCCGCCAACTGGATCAATTGTTACGATTGATATTTTACAAGATCCGTTAACGCTTGGGCCGACGTTAGTATTGCGTGAAATGCTTATGCCAATTACAACGTTTGATGGTGTACAGACAACGTTTGATTTGATTGCTACAAGTGGTACTGGGATTGTTGTAAATGATCCGGTTGATCTTAATGTTTCACTTGATGGTGTTTTACAAGAGCCTGGTGTCGCTTACATCCTTAGTACTGATGGCACTCAAATTATTTTTAGTGAGCCACCTATTGCTGATGCTGTTTGTTTTATTGTTTATTTCTCAAAAAGTGCTATTGGCTTTCTAAGTAGTGTTGAACATGATTTAACAATGACTGGTGATGGCACTGCTGCGAATCCGTTGAGTGCGGTACTTGCTTCAGAGGCAACGGGGCTTCCCGGTATTGTCTATGTACCAGTAAACGGTTTTGCTGGCACACCTAACGCGATCAACTTGGCTCCTGATGGCGGAATCAGTGTTGAAGTTGATTCGAGTAGTGGGCTTGTGGTGTCACCGGGAGCGCCGAACCCGCTTACTGGTAGAGCTACGGGTAGTGTGATCTCTGTTAATCTTGACAGTGGCAGCGCGCATGATTTCACTGGTGCAGGTGAATTAACGCTTGTTGTTGCCACTCAAGCGCAAGTTGATGCTGGCACGGATAACGCTAATCCAGTCACATCGTTAACTTTAGCTCAATCAACATCGCTCGATACTCGCTATGTCAATTTGACCGGCGACACGATGACCGGTCCACTCAACATTCCTATTCAGCCAGCCGCTCCTAATGAAGCCACCAACAAACAATACGTTGATGAGGCGATTGCTGCCAGTGCGCTTTATCAAGGGGTGTGGCACGTAGCAGCAAACCAACCTGATCTTACTCCTGGAGTTATGAACCCACTTAACGGTTGGTCGTGGATCGCACAGACGATTGACCCAAATATTCCAGAAACAGCGCCGGGTGGCTTGCCCGGCATTATTGGTTTGTTGATTGATAGCGGCGACCGTATTTTGTGGGATGCTGGAAACGCGACCTATGATTTGGTTAAAGGTTCGTCGCTTAGTATTCGAGAAGCGCGGGCAACTTTTGTTGAAGTTGCTGGTGACTCGATGAGTGGTGATTTAAGATTTACTGGTAATGCCCAAATTTTGTTTCCTGACAGTTCTGGGGTGCAACGTTCGTCGCTCGGGCCGCTTACTTTACAAACAGGTAATGGTGGCGAACAGCCACAAATTTGTAATGTTTTTGGATTAAACGGTCGTGATATCATTGACACGGTTAATGGTGACGCACGCTATGTAAATATGACTGGCGACACCATGACAGGATATCTCACCCTAAATGCCGATCCAGTTAATGCTATGCACGCAGCGACTAGAGATTATGTTGATAATGATATTATCTCACTTGAAGCGTTGAAAGTTAATCGTGCTGGCGACACCATGACTGGGCCGCTTTCCCTGCCGCCTGGTATGCCTATGACTGCTTTACAAGCTACTCATAAAGTTTATGTTGATCAATCAATTACGACCAATGCTTTATGGAAAGGTGTTTACCTTCCTTCTGTAAATTTTCCTGATCTTAATCCTGCGAGTATGAACCCGCAAGATGGTTGGACATGGTTTATTCAAACTCAAAACCCAGATGTGCCAGAAATTATTCCGCCTAATGTTCCTGGTCTCTCAGGGATGTCAGTTGACTCCGGTTGGATTGTGTGGTGGAATGCGGGTGCTAGTCAATATAATTTGACTAGAGGACCGGGTTTGTCTTATACGACAGCGCAAGCTGACTTTGTTAATAAGACCGGCGATACAATGGTTGGGGATTTAAACTTTTCGGCTCTTGTGGGACTTAATTTAGCTGGTGCAAAGATTATCTCTAGTGGTCCTCAACTCTATATTCAAAGGCCACCGGGAGATAGTCAACCACAAATTTTGAACAACGCTGGTAATCAGGCGAATGATATTATCGATCAGCAAACTGGTGATGCTCGTTATATCAATAAAACGGGTGACACCATGACAGGGTTACTTACTCTTAGTGGTAATCCAACAGCCAATTTAAATGCTGTTACTAAACAATACGCTGACACACAAGACGGATTGAGGGTTGCTAAAACTGGCGACACGATGACTGGTAGTTTGACGTTTAGTTCTGGCAATATAGTAACTAATAATGGTTCAATACGGGCGGCTAACAATCAGGGTGTTTATTCCGATGGTAATTCGACAACGAGCGCTAGTAATGGTTTTGTCGTTCGCGGTTCGAATGGTTCAGAGTTTTGTCGGTGGTACGGTGACGCGGTGGGCTATAACGGTCCAGCGGAAGCCCGTGCCCATTGTGGAACTTGGAATGGTGGTTGGTCTTTTCAGGATTGTTGGTACACGGTAGTCAATTCGCCACCAACTTTTTATGCTAATGGCGTTGTGTCATGTCAATCGCTAACTCAACGCAGTACCCGTGAAGATAAGCGCGATATTCGCGATGTTAATACGCATGAAGTGCAGAACGCCTGGACCGCGCTTAAAGTGCGCAAATTTAAGCTACGTGATGACAAGTTTTTCGATTGGGGACGTGAACGTTGGGGTTTCATCGCTGAAGAACTCCCCGAGGAAATCGCTGCTTATGCTGCACCGGGAACAAGTATTCCAGAAAAAATGGTTAAACAAGTCGAAGGTATCGATATTGGTCAGGCGCTGGCACTTTGTGTGGCAAAAATTAAAGAGCTTGAAACTGAGATCGCTACTCTCAAGAGTAAACAATGACACAAGCTTTTGACGTAGCAGTTCATGTTCCCACCGCTGTTCCGGTGGCAGGGGATATTATTGAAGTTGTGCAACCTGTCCCATATAGAACAAATTGGGTTACGCCCCCACCGGGGCTTCAAGGACCAATTGGACCTATTGGCCCACAGGGTATACCGGGACCGATGGGACCAGTGGGGCCAGAGGGTCCACAAGGTTTACAAGGATTTCCGGGGCCACAGGGTCCACAAGGCAATGCAGGGTTCATGGGGCCAATGGGACCGCCAGGGGGACTTGGGGAAGCTCCGATCAATGGTCAAGTGTATGGTCGTCAGGATGGACTATGGGTGGTTGTAACTGCTGGTCCTGGTGGCGGTATTCCTGATGCACCGATCAATGGAACCTCGTATGTACGACTTAACGCAACATGGTCAAACGTAATCGACGCTGGAGCTTTTTAACTCTTGGAGTAAGTATTCATGCCTAATATTATACGCATACTCCGCTCCGCTGTCGCTGGCAATCGTCCTGCCGTATCGGCTGGCGAACCGTATATTAATTTTGCTGATATGCAGTTTGGGGTACACAATGTTGCACCGGTTGATTTGCTCGCCGTTCGGTTTTGGGTTAGTACTGCGACTTACGCGATCAACGATGTGGTACTTAGTGCGGGCGCTCTTTATGTCGCTATTGCGACGAATACCAATTCTCCACCTCCCAGTGTTAACTGGACACCGGTCGTTGGAGCGGCAACTGGTGTTGACAGTTTTAATGGTCGCACTGGTGCTGTTGTTCTTACGCTTGGTGACGTAACAACTGCCTTCCCTGCCGGTGTTACTCCACCGTTGATGAACAGTGCGGCAGCGGTGGGTATTGCGAATGCATGGGCACGCGAGGATCATGTTCATCCGAGTGATACGTCGCGACTAGCGTTAACTGGTGGCACGATGACAGGGCCGCTGGTTACAGCAGTGCCACCGACAGCGCTTGACGCTGTAAATAAAGCCTATGTTGACACAGCAGTTGGCAATCTTCAGTTATTCTTGGGGACATGGCAAGTTGCAACAGATACACCTTCTATTATGGGTGGTGGCGCAAATTCTGGTGATTATTATATCGCTGTTACTGCTAACCCAACTGTTCCCGAAAACGCACCCGCTGGTATTCCTGGCATTGGCGGCACCTCAGTAGGTAATGGTGACTTAGTAATATGGAATGGTACAATATGGCAGCAAGTAATTGGTTCTGGTCTTGTTAAGGCAGAAGCTGATCAGTTGTATGTCTCGTTAACTGGTAGCACAATGACTGGGCCATTAACTCTGAATGCAACCCCTACAGCACTGAGTAATAATCTTGTGGCTGCAACCACAGCTTACGTTGATAACGCGATCATCGACGCTGGAGCTTACTAGTGGTCAATATTATACGAAATCTTCATAGTGCATCACCGGGTGTTCGCCCTGTTGGTAAATCATTGGGTGAGATTTACACGAACTTAGCTGACATGCAGTTAGGTGTTGTTAACAACACAAACACTGCTATTGATTTGATTGCAGTAAGATTTTTTAGTACATTAGCAAGTTATTTCACTGGGGATTGTGTTCTTCATAATGGGAAAATTTATATCGCCAATGGTAATTTTGGACCGGGACCATTTAACTCACTTGATTGGAACGCTGTTACGATCGCAACGGACCTCAACCTTTATATGCCTCTTACGGGGGGCACGTTTACCGGTGTTGTTACATTTCCTGCTAACAACAGTGTTGTAATTAATGGGGCAGCAGCAAGCCAGCGAGCGCTTCTGGCTCAGACTGCTGGCGTTAACCGCTGGCAACTACAATTTGCCGATTTCACCGCTGAAGCTGGCGCTAACTCTGGGAGTAATTTTGTCCTTACGCCTTGCAACGATGCAGGCAACCTTCTCCCTGCCGCTCTTAGAATTAATCGTGCTACGGGTGTTGCTGATTTTACTGTTCCTCCCACTGTCGCCGGTGTACCTATTGGTGGTGGGGGTGGTGCAACTGTTAGTGATACGGCTCCTGTTAACCCATCAGAAGGAGAATTGTGGTGGGATAGTGTTGGCGCACAAATGTATGTTTGGTACGTAGACCCTACCACTTCCCAGTGGGTGCCAGTAATTAGTAGCACTGGACCTCCAGGGCCGGTTGGGCCAGCAGGACCAATAGGGCCACAAGGGCCAGTGGGACCACAAGGTCCGTCGGGGACGCCCGGTGTTGGTACATATCTTCAAACCCAACCTGCGACCAGTGCAGGAATCAACCTTGTCTCAGGCTCCCTTGTGGACATCCTGTCACTTAATCTGGGAACTGGCGTTTGGTTTGTCACTGCACAAATGCCGATCTATGGTACTACCACCAGTTCAGCTTCTTTCCGGCTTTGGGACCATGGCGCAAACACTATCGGTGCGGGGATTACTTTTATCACCGCCGCTGCTGCTCGCAACTATGTAACGGTTTGCGGATTTGCCGTTAATCTGCCAACTGTCTGGATTGGGGTGCAAGCGGGAAACGCGAACATGTCTATAAACCCTGGCGTAACGAATTTTGGCACAATCGATGTGCAGATGACCGCTTTTAGGATCGCATGATAGACTTTCCCGCCAATCCAACTATAGGCCAGCAGTTTACTGCTGTTGGAATTACTTGGACCTGGGATGGGGTTAAATGGACATTTGGTATTAGCGGTAGTGGTGATAAAATCGATATTGCGCTGTTCGGTGATGGCTCGGACAATGCGGCGACGATCTCCATTCCGACCACGTTGACCCGCGACATGTACTATTCCAACCTCACGATCAGCCCTGGGGGTGCGCTGGTTTGTAACGGTTGGCGTGTTTTCGTTTCTGGTATTCTCGACATTTCGGCGGCTGGGGCGGGCGCAATTACCGCTTGCACTGTTCCCGCTGTGTCCAGTACGAGCGGCGTCAACAATTCAATGGGTGGTTGGGGCGCTGCCAGTGGCTTATCCGGCTCTGGGAGTGTGTTGGGCTCTTCGCCGACCGTTCCGACAACTGTCGCGATTGTCGGCGGCGCAGGCGCGGCGGGTGGGGCGGGCGGTTCTAGTGCTGGCGCTCTTGGCGGTGGCAATGCCGGAGCGGTAGCGGCAAGTGGTTATACTATTGCTCGTCAGCGTGTTCTGACAACTTCGCTTGGCGGGTATCCCGGTAAAACTTATGCTGGTGGTGTTCCTGGCTCTGGAGGTGGTGGAGGCACCGGCTCTGGTGCGGGGACTGGGTGGGCAGGTGGTGGTGGTGCTGGCTGGCTTGCTCTATTTGCACGCACCATTAACCGCGGTGCTTCGACAGCGGTGGGCGCGATCAACGCGGCGGGTGGCAACGGTGGCAACGGGGTTGCTGGTACGACTGCGCCGTCTGGTGGCGGTGGTGGCGGTGGTGGCGGTGGTGGTGGCTGGGCTAACATTGTTTTTCGTTTTCTGACCGGGGCGGTGGCAACCAACGCGATCAATGCCTCGGGCGGCAATGGTGGCAATGGCGGTCCAGGCGCGGGCGTCGGCGGTGCAGGCGCTGGCGGCGGTGGTGGCTGGGCTGGCTATGTTACGCTTTATAACGTTGCTACCAATACGGTGACGAACTTCGGAGGGACGGGGCCGGGACTGATTAGCGGTGCAACCGGTGGACCGGGTGGTGCTGCGTTGGTGACATTATGATCACGATCACTGATATTCACGGTCGAGATATTGATATCGATATCAATGTTAACGGCGATGATATTTATACTCTTGCGGGTATTGTTTTGGTCGTTCCAACTGGAACGCCACAAGATGTTGCAGTGAACACGATTGAGGCAATGGCTCCGTGGGATTATGTAGCACCATTACCGCCAACGACATCGGTTCCTGTTGGTGCCGGTAATCTGAATTACATTATCAACGGTGATATGTCAATTGATCAGCGTTTTAATGGCGGTCCTAACACAATTGCCAATCCGCCTACGGGCGCATATTATTATACTTTAGAT